TTTGAAACTTGGAGACAGCTTGTTGCCTATCTTCCGTTGAAACTTCTCCAAAAATCGAAACCACAGAGTTAGCACCGTACTTCTCCTTTAGTTTATTAATAATAGTTTTTATATTTTGTACATAATTAGCCCATATTATAAACTTACCTTCAGTGTCTTCCAATATCTCCATTAATTCTTTTAACTTTGGACAATCGTCAAATACATTTATTGTACCATCATCAGCTTTGACAAAACCATTTGCTACCTGGTGTAGACGCAATATTTCTGTGAGTTTATTAGCAAAACTAACCTCGTCTTGATTAATAGTTGCATAGGCAAATTTCTTTAATCTATTGTAAACTTCTTGTTGTTTAGTGGTCAGATTTATTTTTCTAACAGTGTACAATTTGTCAGGTAAATCTAGACAATCTTTTTTTCTTACTCTAAATGAGAAAGACTTTAGTTTTTCAGTTAATTCATCTAAATTTGTATAATATTTAGGAAACAACATCTGTCTACCACCCATTTCAATCTGTTGCATTACAGCATATCTAGCTCTAAATGTAAAAAACGAATCAAAACCTAATAATTGTGGACTTAAGAACTCACATTGTGTATAAAGATCTAATGGAGATTTTGTTATTGGTGATCCTGTTAGGATTCTTCGGTAGTCTGCTAGTTTCCCTAATTTACAAATGTTTCGTGTTCTTTTCGCTGATCGGTTTTTTATTGTGGTGGATTCATCTAGAATCATCAGATGACGACAGTTCTTTCTAGTTAATAAAGATTTTAATTTTTCTACACCAGATTTATGTGATAAAGCTTCAACATTTATTAAAAACCATTTTAAAGCTCTTTCAGGGTGCCTTGTCATATCTCCATAAATATTTTTATCTTTATGCACATGAATTGAATTAAAATCACTATGTTTTTGTATTTCATCAATCCAATTTCTATAAACTGAATTCGGTGCAATAACTACTACCCAATCAATCCACAAATTTTTTTTCATATAAGCAGCGTTGTCAATCGCTACTTTTGTTTTACCTGTACCCATTTCCATAAAATATGCGTAATTCATATGCAGTCCACCTGCATTTAAAGCGTCTCGTTGATGTTGAAAAGGTTTAGTTTTGTAGTTGTATTTCATTTATCCCATCAATATATTTTTTTCTTGACTTAGTCAAATTATTAATTTACATGGCATTCAAGGAGGTCGTTATGGACTTAGAAGCACTGTCGAAAAATATAACAATCGACACATCAGCATCTCAAGAGATTGCTGAACTCTGCAATAAGTTATTGGACATCCAGAAGGAAGTAACAACGTTAGAAGATCAGCTTAAAAAGAAAAAAGCAGAAGAGTTGAAACTTTCTGAGCAGGATATCCCAAACTTAATGCAAAAGACTGGTGTAAGTTTACTTAAACTTACCGATGGTTCATCTGTAGAGATAAAACCATACTATGGTGCAAGGATACCTGCATCGAGAACTGACGAGGCTTTTGATTGGCTCCGTGAAAATAATCATGGGGACTTAATTAAAAATAACGTAACATTAACCTTTGGCAGAAATCAAGACAATGAAGCAAAATCTATTGTTGACGATTTAAGAAAAAAAGGTCATAATGTTAAGCAAGCCGAAAAGGTAGAACCGATGACTCTTAAAGCGTTTGTTCGAGAACAAATCGAAAAAGGGAAAGACGTGCCTGCCGATTTATTCGGTGTATATGTAGCAACAAGAACCAAGATCACAACGAAGGAGTGACCATGCAACAAGCAAAAGAAGCAGCCAAGGATGTAGCTGTTAAAAAAGAAGCATCCCTTCCAACGACATTTAATTTGGAAGAGTCAGCAGGACAAGGACAAGAGTTCGTGACTGCTAGGGATACTAAACTCCCTATTCTAAAAATCCTTTATAGCAACTCACCTGTACTTGACGAATCAGATGGTAAGTATATTGAAGCTGCTAAACAAGGGGACATTTACAATGAAACATCTGGAAACCTTTTTAAAGGTAAAGAAGGATTAATTGTTGTACCATGTTTATATATAAACACTTTCAATGAGTGGAAAGACAGAGGAGATAGCCCAGGTAGACCTGTGGGTATTCATTCTGATCCAGCGATAATGTCTCAAACTAGTCGTGGGGACGACGGTAAAGACAGATTACCAAATGGTAACTATGTAGAAGATACAGGAAACCATTTTGTGTATGTGCTTGATAAAGATTATGCGCCTTTGGAAACGGCACTGATCTCTATGAAATCTACTCAGAAGAAAAAGTCTAAGACTTGGAATTCTATGATGGCAAGTCGAAGACTTAAAGGTAAGAAGGGTTTCTTTACCCCGCCATCTTGGGCAACTGCCTATAGATTACGGACTACTAAAGAAAGTAACTCACAAAACTCTTGGTACGGTTGGGTCGTTGAATTCGATAGGTACCTTGATGATCCAAAATTGTCGCAAACATTAGAAGCGACAAGAGGGTTTTATGAGACCGCAAAGAAAAGCGATATCTTTGGTAAGGTTAATTTCGGTGAAGAGGAATCTGCGAAGGAGACTAAGCAGATTAAAAATGACAGTACCCCCTTCTAATGCAAAAAGAGTTACTTCAATTATTTGAGGGCGACTCTTCCCAGTTCATCACAGTCTCTCTGACGGGAGAGACTGATGAACGGGGTAAGCGTAAAGCAGACTATCTCACGAAACACGAACCAGTCACTGAGGAACTTTGGGCTGATCATTTAGATGGTAAAACATTAATTGGCCTTAGACCTGAAAACGGCGACAAATTAAAATGGTCTTGTATAGATATAGATCCAGCAAACTACAAACAATACACATCAAAAAAATACGTTGATATAATAAGAGATTTCGAATTACCCTTGGTGCCTGTTAAATCAAAATCAGGTGGCTTACATTTATTTATTTTCTTTTCTGATTGGGTAGACAAAGACAAAGTAAAAGAAAAACTAGAAGAAATAAACAAAGAATATTTTTTATCTAAAGAAGTATTTCCATTAAACAAAGCCGTTGGGATGCCATATTACAATGCCAATGCAGCTGTTGAATATGCTTTTGATGATGATAATACACCCTTAATGCTTGGTGGTTTTATAGAACTTGCCAAGAAAAAGATGTTAGATCCAAAAGAATTTTTAAATTACAAAGTAACTGAATACAATGCAGAAACAGATTGGAGAGACTATCCACCTTGTGTACAAAAAGTAATACAAGAAGGTTGGACAGGTGATAGAAACAATATGTTATTTAATGTTTGTGTTACAGAAATGAAAAAAGCTGAAGGCAATCTTACTGTAAAACAACTTAAAGACATTGCATGGGAAAGACAGAAAAGTATATTTGCAAATCATCCTAAAGGTCCATTAAAAAGAAATGAAAGTGATGGCACTGCACAATCTGTACATACAAAAGGATACGAATATTTTTGTCCACCTAAACATAATTTTGTTGCATCTATTTGCGATAAAGAAACTTGTAAGCTGAGAAAACTTGGCATTGGTGTACAAGCACCAGATATAAAAAATGAATTTGAAAATTTAACATATACTGAGTCAACAAAAGAAATTATTTATGAATGTAAATTTAGAGATAGGCACATTTCTTTTAGACCTGAAGATACAAAAGATGAGAAATCATGGAGAGTTTGTTTAGCTAAATATAGAATTTTTTGGCTGACATTACCAAGACCAAAGAAGGGGCCAAGTCCATTTGAGCTGCTTATGAAACATTTATTAGAGTCAGCTGAAGAAAATAAATCATTAAAATATGAAGATACTGTAGAAGAAGAGAAGTATAATACTCTTAAAATATTTTTTGAAAGTACAATTGAACAAGATGATTTTACAAAATTAAAAGATGGCTATACTGTGCTAGATAGTAAAGATAATATATGTTACTTCAAACGTAATACTTTGGCTGATTTTTTAGATAGAAGAAAAACACCATTTAAAAGTGTTAACCAAGCAGTTAGACTTTTGGAATGTGAGAAACATGACTTCTTCGAAGGTGAACGTAATGTATGGTTTGTTAAGATGCCTGAGTTTGTAAACCATCAAAAAATAAAACCAAAGAATAATACACAACAACAACTTAGTGAGATGGATGATGAGTACCACAACAAATTTAGGACTCCAGAAACAAAAACAAATATACAGAAAAACGATTAAAATCTTTGGTCCACCTGGTACAGGAAAGACTTGGACTTTGATAGAGCGTGTTGTTAAAAAATATTTAAAAAAAGGTATAGATGCAGACAAGATTGCATTCATATCTTTTACAAACAAAGCTGTAGACACTGCCAAATTTAGAGCATTAGAAGCTTTTCCACATTTAGATTCAAAATCATTCAGTAGATTTAGAACTCTACACTCATACTGTAGAAGATATTTTGAAGAAGAAATATTTGATACCAAAGATTGTATGATTGATTATGCTTTAACTAATAACTTTGTTAAAAGATCTGACAATAGATTGTCACAAGATAATTTTACATATTCTGATTGGTCACTTGGAATTTATGATAAGGCTAGAAATTTATTAGAAGATCCTGTGTTAGTTTATAAAAAAGAGACACAGAAAAAAGAATCATTAGATGTTTATACAAGAAAAATAAGTACATATGAACATTATAAAACAGCAGGTGGTGAAAGATCTTTTTTAGATTTTACAGATATGATTGAAAGAGCTTTGCATGAAGTAGAATTTCCTGAGTTAGAAGTTCTTATACTTGATGAAGCTCAAGACTTTACACCTTTACAATGGTCTTTGATTTACAAAATGTCTGACAAAGTAAAAAGAATTTATTTGGCAGGGGATGATGATCAAGCTATTTACCAATGGAATGGTGCAGATACACGATATTTTACAAAATATTTCCCTGGAAGAAAAGTTGTGCTGCGTAAGACTAGAAGATTTGGCACTGCAATACACCAGTTCTCACAGATAATTAGAAAAGGAATTCTTGATAGTGTTGATAAAGAATTTGAACCGCTTGTAAAAGAAGGTTTGGTAAAAAGATATTTAAGTTTCAAAGAGATACCTTTTGAAAAGGATAAAGGTAAATGGTTTTTATTAGGTAGGATACATACAACTGTTAACGAATTGAAAGCTTTAGCTAAGGATGCTGGTATATTTTTTGCTGATAACAAAGGACAAAAATCATTTGATCAGAATCAATGGTTAGCAATCAAAGCATGGACTGCAATATCTAACGGTAGAGAAATTATGAAAAAAGAAGCAGAGGTTATGTATAAGTTTATTAGAGAAGTTACTGACTCTGATTATCGAACATCTAAATTTTGGTCAAGAGAACCAGACTACAAAAGATATGATTTTACTGCTTTAAAAGAATGGTGTGGCTTAGACCTACCAGATGAAGCTCAAAAGAAACAATGGTGGTGGATCTTAAGAAGAAATTTCAAACCAAGACAGGTAATTTATTTTTTAAGATTACTAAAAAGATATAAGCAATCTAAGTTAGATGAAGTGCCAAACGTAATTATAGATACAATACATTCTGTTAAAGGTGATGAAGCTAATCATGTATTACTATATTCAAAAGCTAATTGGCCATCAAGTTTTAGACATAAGAACAAAGATGAAAAGTCAAATGAAAAAAAAGTTTGGTATACGGGAGTAACAAGAGCGAGAGATAGTTTACATTTACTTAGCACAGATTATAAGTATAATTATCCAATTGGCCAAGATTATCTAGTTTATGTACAAGGAGACAAATGAAGTACTTGATAATACTCTTACTCATAACAGGATGTAGTGCAAAGTTTGACAGTTTTGATCCTACTACATCTGTTTTAAAATGGGTAATTACAAGTGAAAAGAAATGAATCATTTAGATCTATTTAGTGGTATTGGTGGGTTTAGTTTAGCTTTAGAAAAAGTAGGATTTAAGACAGTTGGTTTTTGTGAAATAGATCCATACTGTCGATTGTTGCTGCAAAAACATTGGAAAGGGGTTACAATACATCATGATATTAAGAAATTGGAAGCGAAAGACATCAAAGAGCCAATTGACATCCTCACAGGAGGTTTTCCTTGCCAACCATACAGTGTTGCAGGCAAACAAAAAGGGACTGACGACAACAGATATCTCTGGCCAGATATGTTTAGAGTCATTAAAAAAGTCAAACCCACCTTCGTTATTGCAGAAAATGTGCGAGGAATTATTAACATCCAAGACGGCATGGTATTCGAAACAGTGTGCTCTGACTTGGAAACTGAAGGCTTCGAAATCCAACCGTTTATTATTCCAGCTGCAGGCGTCGGTGCGCCCCACAAAAGAGAACGAGTCTGGATTGTGGGCTACTCCAAACACAATGGATCACTTACCACCAAGATCAAAAGAAGGCACAATAAAATTAATGCAAGGACAACGAAAGGGCAGAACACGACCCTCGAATCTAAGAGAACAGGTAGATCCGGAAACAATGAAATTATGGAGAACACCGGACGCTCACTGCGAGAGAGGACAGAGCTCACCGGAGAGAATGAAAATGAAATTGGAAAAGAAGCTACCAATAAGCATCAACGATCAAGTCGCGCTACGTGGGGATCGTGGCTCACTGAACCCACAATGGGTCGAGTGGTTAATGGGTTACCCGGCAGAGCACACAGACTTAGAGGACTGGGCAATGCTATCGTCCCACAAATCGCAGAAGAAATAGGTAAAGCAATATGGAAAACACTGAACCAAAATTAAGAATTCTTTCATTAGGAGCTGGTGTGCAAAGCTCAACAATGGCCTTGATGGCAGATGCTGGAGAGTTTGGTGTAAAACCAGATGCAGCTATATTTGCTGACACAGGATGGGAACCTGAACCTGTAATCAAACATTTAGAGTATCTTAGAAGCATTCTAAGTTATCCTGTTTACATCGTTAAGAAAGGTAATATTCAAGATGATATACTCACGGCTCTCGCACCAGGAGGTAACCAATTCGCTTCTGCACCATTTTACACTTTAAACGAACAAGGTAAAAAAGGTATGGGTCGAAGACAATGTACAAGAGAATATAAAATTACTCCAATTGCAAAAAAAATTAGAGAGTTATGTGGATTAAAACCAAGACAAAGATTTCCTAAGACTGAACACGTAGAGGTATGGGTTGGTATATCAACTGATGAAGTTATGCGTATGAAACCATCAAGATTTTGGTGGCAGAAAAATGTATGGCCTTTGATAGATAAAAAAATGTCAAGACAAGATTGTTTGAAATGGTATGAAGGTAAAGGTTTTAAAATACCTGTAAAATCTGCATGTATCGGTTGCCCTTTTCATGATGATAATTTTTGGATAGATATGAGAGATAATAGACCAAAAGAGTTTGCATCTGCTGTAGAATTTGATAAAAAGATGCGTATGCATAATCCTAAAGTAAAAAATTTTGTTCATAGACAATGTGTACCATTAGATCAAGTCAAATTTAAAAATGATGATGGGCCAGATCTATTTAACCAAGAATGCGAGGGCCTTTGTGGAGTTTAGAAATTTAATTATAAAAGCTTTAGAAGATAAGTATAATGCTGAAGTATCTCAAGCTCATGCAACGATAGCGATATACCTGAGTAAATCAGTCGGGATTGGTGAGCATCCTCAACATATAGAAGAAGTTGATAAATTAGTTGATAAGATTGCACAAGCTGAAGAGAAGTTAAATGTTTTACAAAGGTTTAAAATATGACCAGTGATGATTTAATGGAACAAGCTTTTCCTCAAAGTCGACAGGTAGGTGGGAATCATTACAAAGACTTTCATATTCAGCCGTATGAGTTTATTTCTAAAAATGATTTGTCATTCTTTCAAGGTAATATAATAAAATATGTTTGTAGATACCAACATAAAAATGGAATTGAAGATTTAGAAAAAATTATACATTATTGTGAGCTAGAGATAAAAAAAATGAAGGATTTAAATGACGAACACAGTCAAAAAAGAGATAGAAGTAAAAGGAAATAAATTTCATTTAGAAATATACCCTCAAAGAGAAGGCACTGACATCAACGAATTTACTTTTGAAATATTTCCCTACGATTACAAAGCAGCGTTGTATGCATTTAGTAACAAACAAAGCTTAAATAAACTTATAAAAGAAAAATATATAACAGAAAAAAAATGACAGGTTTACAGTTCACATTTAATTTTAAAAAACATATTTGGGCATGTCCATCAGAATATAAAGATTTAAGTAAATATGATGAGATTGCAATTGATTTAGAAACTAGAGATGAAGGAATTAATAATAAACTAGGCGCAGGTTGGGCAACTGGTAATGGTTATGTAATAGGTTTTGCTGTAGCTGTTGAAGGTTGGCAAGGTTACTACCCTTTTAAACATTTTGGTGGTGGTAACATGATTGAACCACAAGTTTTACAATATATGAAAGATGTGTGTAAGTTACCTGCAAGAAAAATATTTCATAATGCACAATATGATGTCGGTTGGTTAAGACATATGGGTATTGAGGTCCATGGTGAGGTTGTTGATACAATGATAGCAGCTGGAGTTATTGATGAAAATAGATGGTCTTATAGTTTAAATGCTTTAGCTAAAGATTATCTTGGTGAGCTGAAGTCCGAAAACGATTTAAAAGAAGCTGCTAAAGATCATGGCATAGATCCTAAAGCAGAGATGTGGAAGTTACCTGCAGAACATGTTGGTTTTTATGCGGAACAAGATGCACGACTCACGTACCTATTATGGCAAAGATTTAAACCAGAATTACACAATCAAAATTTAGAAACTGTTTGGATATTAGAATCTAAATTACTACCGATCTTGATAAAGATGAGAGAGAAAGGTGTGAGAGTTGATGTAGATAAAGCTCATAAACTAAAAAAAGAGTTCCAGGCTCAGGAAAAAGAATATCTTTCAAAAATAAAACAGCTAGCAGGACGAGAAGTAGACATATGGGCAGCACGACAAATAGGAGAAGCCTACGACAGACTCGGCATAAATTATCCACGTACTGACAAAACTCAAGAGCCATCTTTTACATCCAATTGGTTAGCTAATTCGAAACACGAAATATCAAAATATATAGCACAGGCTAGAGAGATCAACAAGTTTCATGGTACATTCCTGGACTCAATTTTAAAATACGAACACAATGGGAGAATACATGGCGAGATCAATCAGTTACGTAGTGACAGTGGTGGGACTGTTAGCGGCCGTTTGTCTATGGCTAATCCTAATCTTCAACAGTTACCAGCACGTAACAAAGATTTTGGACCTAAAATCAGAGGACTCTTCTTACCTGAAGAAGGATGTAGATGGGGAAGCTTTGACTATAGCCAACAAGAACCGAGAATGGTAGTACATTATGCAGCCTCTATTGGTGATGGATACGAGGGATCTAACGAACTTGTAGAGGCTTACGCTAATTCAGAAACCGACTTTCACCAAACAGTAGCAGATCTAGCAGGAATAGAGAGAAAACAAGCCAAGACAATAGGGTTAGGATTGATGTATGGAATGGGTAAAAATAAATTAGGTATATCGCTCGGCCTGTCAACAGAAGAAGCATCAGCATTAATAGCCAAGTATAATCGTAAAGTTCCATTTGTTAAGTTATTGTCTGATAGATGTATGCAAAAAGCAAATGATGAAGGCGTAATTAGGACAAAAAAAGGTCGAAAATGTAGATTTGACATGTGGGAACCTAGAGATTTTGGTATACACACACCAGAAACATTTGAAAATGCAGCCTCAAAATATGGTAGAAATAATATAAAAAGAGCTTTTACTTATAAGGCTTTAAATAGATTAATACAAGGATCCGCTGCAGATCAAACAAAACAAGCAATTGTAAGCTGTTATGAAGCTGGATACTTACCTAAAATACAAATACACGATGAATTATGTTTTGATATATCATCAGCAAGTGATATAAAGAATATTAGGGAAACAATGGAAACTTGTATGGAATTTAAAGTGCCTAGTAAAGTTGATGTGGCTTTAGGAGATGACTTTGGACAAGCTTCATAAAAATGAAATTGCAGGTATTGGTACAGTTGCCTGGCCATTTTATACAATATTTAAAGAAAGATTAATTTTAAAAAAATTTGATGATATAAAAAACAAAGTACCTTTTTATCCAAATATATTATTTCAAGACATTCAAAAAAATGGTTTGCTCTGCCCAATGGTCGTAGATGACAAAAACCAAATTACAGATGGTGGTGAAAGATTTGAAATTTTAAAAAAACTTAACATAAAAGGGAGTTTGTTCTACGTTAGTAGAAATAAGGAAGAAGCAGCTTTTTTTAAGATGTTGAATAATTTGACTTGGGATGAGCATCCTGACATGAATCAACTTATGGAAAAGTTATGGCAGGGGAAAAATAAAAAATACACAGAAAGGGTTCCTCACATTTTTACCGAGAATGTAAAAATTGCAAAGCCCATTTAAAAGCGGGCATAAGACCCTTAACCAAATTAATGATTTTTGAAAATTAATTTAAAACTAGTTTTTAACCAGTTTTTTTAAAAAGTTGCTCAGCGTCTTTTACGCTTTGCTCATTGATCTTAACTCTAAGACCTTTTATTTCAATATCAAGCCACTTCATATCAGGTGTAACTCTACCCTGCGCTAATGCTTGCTGTGCCCACTTGGACTCCAGCTGAAGCTTCTTTGATATTAACTCCTGTAGTGCCATTTCCTAGCTCCTCATAAGTTATATGGAACCGGCGCATTCCACGACCGAATCCATCTGGTT